TATTGTAGATGCTATATTTAACGTCAATTGATCCTGTGTAACTATTTAAGAACGTAAATGTTGCTCTATAATTATCGCCAATATTTTGAACTTTAATTACAACATCAGCTAAATCAATATATTCTCCAGAACTATATGCGCCATTAGTAGTTTTTGCAACAAGAATAAAATTTTCATTTTTCGTGCTAAGAGGTAATCCATCAATATTTGTATTAACGCCGCAAGAAAATTGTTTATTTCCGCTATAAGTTTCCAATATAGCTGTACTTGATGACACAGAAATTGTTGTAAATTTATCTAATGTTAAAGATGCATCAAAAATTGATGATGGATTCGAATATGGTAATTTAAATAATAATTTATTATATTTTGAATCCGTAACAACATTAACGCCTGACGTTAGTATTGTATTCGCAGCAAAATTAGCGCCAACTATAGAGTTAGCCATAGCTAATTTTTGATCAGAAATAGTTAAATTGTACAAATATAATGAATATTCATTTGTTGTTGTATAATCAATATTACCAACATAAGCATAACCTAATCTCGTTTCATTAGTTTTGCTTTGATTTTTACTAACAGAATGTATTTCAACTCTTGATCCTAAAGAAGGAATGGGTAATTTGCCTGATGCATCAGAAATTCTTACGCTATTACCATAATATGTGCTAGTTATATTATTTAATGAGTTTGCAGTCTCTCTTGCCTTATCTAATGATAGATAGGTAGGAAATGTAGCATTATATGGATACCCATAAACGTATGCTTTTCCAGAAGAAACTACTGCATTTAATGTTGTAGCTGCATCAGTAAAATTTGAATCGCTAAATGAAATATTAAATGGAGTTACAATAAAATTTCCTGCATGATCATACATTTGAGCCGCGAGTACATCTTCTAATCCACCAAGAACTGGGCTAGTGTTATCATAAACAACAGTACCATTTTTAATTCTTAACAATTCAATAAATTTAGAATTGGTTAATGTTGTTTGGTCGATGCCACCATTAATTAGCGGTTTTGAAACTAAATTTAAATAAATTTTATATCTATCTGCTCCTGGAGCAGTATAATTGTATGATCCTTGCGCTGGATCAAGTAATGATGTATCGTCAATATAATCTACAACTGTTTCAACAACTTCAAATCCGATACAGCAACTTGGATATTGTGTAGTTAAATTTGGAATAATTGATTGCGGTAATGCTTTTACAAATGTATTATTAGTAAAATATACGCCATCAGAAAAACTTACTTCTAATACATAATTCGATGCATATGCTGCGACATTTACAGAAACGTTATTAAAATCACTCGTTAATTGTCTATGTACCTTAAATGTTCCATCATAACCAATTTCAGTTACAATATAATTTGTATTATAATTTTCGCTTGCTACTGTAATAATATTACCAATACTAATTGTTTGTGTTGGTATAGTAAACGTGTACGAGTCTTTTTGTCCAAAACAACCAGAAATAGGGTAATTTTGGTCTATATTTAATTTCGCTGTATAATCATATTGTTTATTTGTAATAATAGTTTCATTACCAGCACGATATGCGTATGCGACTTCTCGAGAAGAAAAAATATATAAAGTTTCTTCGCTAATAAAATTTACTTCGCCTCTAATTAGAGATTTAACTGTCATATAATAATTTAAAATATCACATGAAGTAATTAAACCTACGCATTTTGATTGAGACCCAACAACAAACATTTCCGTAAAAAATTCAATATCAGTTGCAATTGAATCAATATTTTTTAAATTTAACGATTTTACGTTTGTGTTTAATGTGTATTTTCCACCGCTTACATTAGATCCATCAGATAAAACAAATTTACCGAATTTGCCAATTTGGTCTTGCAGTATTGATTGCGCTTGAGTTAATTCTCTTGCTTGTACTGCTGCTCCAGGTTTAAATAAAATTCTATGAAAATTCTTATCTTCGTTAAAATCATCATAGTATGGTTGTGTATTAAAATTTAGCATATTTTTTTTAAACCTTAATATTTAAGTGTTAATCTAAATTGTTCTAGTCCAGAAGGAGTTCTTTGTACTTTTGTTCTATTTTCTAAGTATATAATATTTCCAGAGAATGGAATTACTTGTTCGATTGTTTCTTGTAATATTAACCGAGAAGTATTTGATATAGTTCCGAATAACCCTTGATATAATGATACCGTTCCATGAGTATTTATAAGGTATAATACGTTATTTATTGCATCAAAATTTAAAACTCTTCCCGAATAACTTGGAGTAGCAGCATCGCCTTGATATACAATTTCGTCTTGTTGATATATACCAGACCCTTGCGAAACAGTAACGTCATGAGTTGTTTTATATATAGAAGAATTTGCAAATTTTATTTCTGACCCAATAAGTATTTCTGGATTGGTTAATAATCCTAATTGCCTATAGTCAATATCGGCAGGTAAAGTTCCAGTTTCTGTACCATTAAATTCTGCGGTAATCATAAGAGTTCTGCAACCTAATTCTGATATTAAATCGTGTCCATGACCGCCGACGGGAGAAATTTCAGAAAGTAAAACTGCGCCATTGCCTGTATATCCAATATTTGGAACCACGTTTGCAGTAGCATATGTATAATTTGAGCCGAAACTCATCATTAATATTTTTTCTACTTTATTATTAGCAATAATAGCTCTAGCTTGCGCTCCAGTGCCATCTCCATCTATTTTTATAGATGTTGTTATATTAAAACCATTATCGTTCGAATATCCTTCACCTGTATCATATACATTAATAATAGATACTTCCCCACAACCAATTGTATTATTTTTTATTGATTTTCTATGTGTAGTTATTGGTAAAGGCATCCAATTTTCGTCAAAAAATTTTAATTTAGCGCCGACGTCAATACTATACAAATATTTCCAAATATACCCATCTCCAGTATCAATAATATTATTAGTAAAATTAGTGGTAAAATCAATTAATGGTTGCGTTATAGAAGGAACTCCAGATAGTGAATTTTTAGTTGTTCCATTTGATAAACATTTAAATACTTGATCGTATGAATTTCTGACGTAATATTGTATATTAGAAACTTGATCAGAAGAATAATGTTCATATATTGTTCCAGTTACCCAATCAATTCTTTTTATAACAGGGCAAATATCATTAGTATTAATCTTTTTTAAAGCAATTAAATTTTTATTGACATTTTTTAAATAAAAATCAGAATTTTCTGGTTCTGGAATATTTATTTCGTCCAACCACGGATCGACTTTTGCAATAAAGCAATATAAATTTAAAAATTCGTCTTCACTATTTTTAAATATTAAATTTGGAGAAAAGTAATATTTTATTACTTCTTCCGATAACCCAGAATAAGGAATTAAACCTTTGATCATATTTACACCGTTGTATATTTTATAATGTTATTTGATGTTAAATTTTTAATAATAGTAACATTTGCTGTATTTAATGCAGTTCCAGTTAACTCTAAATTAACTGGAAAATATAATATATTATTCGCAAAATCAATATTTTCTATAGTAACAATATTATTTCCCATAGAAATGTCATCTCCAATTCCTATAGAAGCATTTGCATTAGAACCTGTATAATTGTATTTAGAAATAATTATAGTATTAGCTTGAGTATATCCATTAAACACGTTTGGAAATTTATATTGAACGTAATCGTCTAATATTAATTCGCTATCTATTGTGTTAATGTCATTAACTGTAGAATAAATATTAAAATTATTATATCCTATAATTGCAATCTTAGACCCTATAGAAAATATAGAATCTAATTCAGAATCAGTATAAATTAATATCGTATTGGAAAAATTTATTACAGGATTTGGGTTTTGAATAACTAAACTCGAGATATCTATTAAATTTGTCGCAGTCATTACATTAGAATTTGCTGAAACTGAAAATGCTGCTTCAGATTTTAAAATATTTCTAGTTATAAGTTGAGTTCCAATTGGATGTAATAAATTTTTAATAACATCTTTATATGAATCGTAATCTTTCTCTGTTGTTAAGATATAAGTGGAAAGATTATATACATCGCTTTGTAATACAGAGTGTGCAGATGGTTGTCCATCTGCATTTAAATATCGCCCTTCGTCAAAAATTAATCCATCTAAAAATTTTGCAGTAGCTTTTGCTGAACCATCTCCAAATAATCTAACGCCATTTTTGTAAGTCGTTGTATTATAATCGCTTTGTAGTGTTATTTTCGATACAACGGTTTCTGTTAACGTGTTATACACATTACAAGAAGATATTCCTGATATTGCTCCCTTATAATCGTAAACTCTAGCAGAAAAAACTTGTTCGCTTGTTTCTGAATTAAAATAGATTGACGAAACTGATTCGATTTTACCGTAAAATGATGGAGTCTCTAAATTTCCTTGATATATAATACACGATTTTGGGTCAATACTTTCAACAGTAGTACCTGTTATGACTATATCTTGAATTCTTAGAGAAACATTTGGAGTAGAAACATAATCTTCTCCGTTATCATTTAAAGAAATCTTAGTTATAGCACCTATTCTATCTGTTTCTAAAGTATATTCGACTCCCGTGCCTAATATAGATGGAATTGTTAATATTGCATTTGATCCAGTAGAAGAATTGACATTAACAGTTGGTAAATTATTATTATTATATCCCATTCCTCCAACATTATATGGATTATTTGTATTATAATAATATTCAACTGAAGTTATTGCACCATTAGCACTAACTGACTTAATTCTTGCAAAAGCAAAACTTCCACCGCCACCTGAGATCGTTAAGGTATCTGTATTTGAATATTGTTGACCGCCATGTATTATTTCTATTGGAGCTAATATACCAATATCGTCAATATCTTGTCTATAACTTCCAATTGTGTTTGCTTTAAAAGAAGAATGAAATTGTAATGTTGGTGGTTGCTCGTATCCTCCGCCACCATTTCTAACTGTCACAGCAGTAATTGGATATGTTGTGTATGACAAAAACGAAAAACAATTTATTAATGCTATATTAGCATTTGCAAAAACCGGAAAATTATAATTGCTTGCACCAAGCGTAACAAATAAATTGTCCTCAATTGCATCATTTGTCAAATATGCAACATTCGCTGGGCGAGATTCATCAACTAATGATACAATACAAATAGCGTTTGTATCTATAGTTCCATCTGTTCGAATAATTTGAATATCTGAATTTGGATATGTTCTATACCCATAGCCGCTATTTGTAATTACAACGTTTTGTATTTGTCCTGTTGTTACTTCAGAAACAGTTGCAGTTGCCCCAATAGGATTTGGTGTAATTAAACTAAACCCATCATAAATAACAACTGGATCGCCGACTTTATAGTATTTTCCTCTTCTATTTGGGTTTATTGTTACATTAGAAAGCGAACCAATAATTTTAGAAGATAGCGATGTAGCTCCAATAGGCGGTGTTGAAGAATATTCAATGCGTTCACCATTTAAAAAATAAACTTCTTTATTATTGTAATCTAATACTTTAATTGTTTCTGCAGAAGAGAATACTCGCTCAATATTACTTAAATAAATCTGAATAAATTTACCATTAATTTTACTTTTTTCTACAACACCAATCGATTTAGAAGTTTCGCCAAATATTTTAAAATTGTTTATATTTAAAAATGCAGGATCTAGAGATTTTATTTTAATAGATCTAGGTACAATCCATTTACCATCGCTTGGTTTTAGTATAAACTCGCTGGTTGGATACACTTCAACAGCAGTATTATATAATGCTCTAAATAAAAATTTAAATGAATCCGGAATACCTTTTGCTTTGTATAATTCTTTTACTATTTTTAAAAGTTTTATTTTATCCGCTGCAATTGTATCAATATCCGGAAAATATGGAAGAAAATCAGCTGCATAATATGCATAAAATTCTTGAAATCCGGAATCAATATCTAATTTATCTCCAAACCCATATATATCATAAGTGTCATCAAACCATTGATAATAAGCATCAAAAAATTCAATAAATCTTGAATATGCTGGATCGTCCTTAATAAACGCAGGGAATTTAGAATCGAAAATTGTAGAATATCTATTTGACATTAAACTTTAGGCTTTATATTAATAGTTATTGACGTATTGTCCATAATATCTAACGTTATTATCTTATCTTGTGTTGAAGATATTATCGTAGATTCCGGTGTAACTGTAATTGAGAATTGTCCTAATAGATTATTTATATTATATGGATTAAATTTTGTTAGAGAAACTACACCAGTAGAATAAACTATAGTTCCAACATCATCTAATAAAACAGTTTTTACGTTATTAATATAATAATACGCTCTTAATTTAATTATATTTCCGCTCAAAATAGGAATAATAGACGCGCCGGAACCTCCTCCTCCGCTAACAACAGCAACTGCTTGTGTATAATTTAATCCAGGGGTTGTTACAGTTACCGCAGTTATAGTTCCATTAGTAACTTCTGCTGTTGCAATAGCTCCCGTTCCATCGCCAAAAATTGTAACAGAAGGAATTGACGTATAACCTGAGCCACCGCTAATTATTTGCGCGGATTCAATTACATTAAATACTGCAGGAGATTCTTCTATTTTTACATTTTGTACAATATTTCTATTGGTATCAAGATAATCAAAATAATCGCTATCTAGAGAACCTTTAACTATAGAAGATTCAAATTTAAATTCGTGCGTATTAATTGTATTAAATATCGGCAAGAATCTTTTTTGTAGAGAAACAGTTGATTCGCAAGTTATAATAGATGCATCAATATTTTTTATTGTAGTTATTAGATTAGGTAAGATAAATACGGAATCGAATGTATTTAACGTTGTATTACAAAAATCTAATATTGCCAACTTTAAAAGGCTAGATAATTGAACAGCGTCAAAGATGGATCTATTTCTATCAAAATAAATGGTAGAAGATAATTTTAGGAACGTATAATCGACATCAACAATTTCAGGAGTTATTGTAATAACGCTAAATGGTTTAATATATTCATTAATTAATCTGTATTTCTGTGAAGCAGATAAACTATATCCGCCATTGGGTTTAATACAAATAAACATTTTACCGAATTGTTTAGGAGTCATATCTTCTCCTCCCCAAACATTAACTGATTGAATTGGTAAAATTGGATTATCTCTTTTTAATAATTCAAGATAATCTGATTTAGTAACAGCTCGATTTTGGGAAGCATATGCTTTTGGAGCTGAGAATTTAATAGATTGAATCGATTCCCTTTCTTGTCCGCCAGAAGCAACTTCTGTAACATCAATTTTATTTGACTCGCCGGCAACATTATCCATTAATATAAATTTATATGCACCATTAGGAGCTTCGCCTTTAGTAGTCAAATATTCAACAGTAATAACGTTTCCAGTTGTTAATGATTTACCTAAAACGCCATCTCCAAAATATATTTCAAAATTACCATTTAATGCTTCTTGTAAAAAATAAACTTGCGAAGTATTATCTAAAGTTAAATGATTAGAAGCTAATTCAAATTTATTAAAAACAGTTGACTGTGAATTATCATAAACTAAAACTGTTAATGTTGTAGTATCAACATCTGTATCTGGTATAGTAAATGTTGACGTCGAATTTTGTATCATATTAACATTAAATGTATATTTTACTAGTTGTCCTTGATATACTGGAATACTATAAAATTGAGCAACTCCATTACTTGTTGTAGTTGTTATTGCATCTAAAGTTACGAACGAGTAATTAGTATTATCTATTGCTTGAGAGTAGAATTTTGTATATTTTGGGATATTTACGTCTGGTGCAGGTACGCCATTAAATTTAATATTTAACGATGCTTTTGCAGCTCTTCTAGAAGAAGGAGTATAATTTAATAATTTTGCATGAGATACTGTAGAACTTCTTTTTACAGCTGTATCTAAAAATGATTCGTTGGCAACCATGTTTAGATAATATGCATTATAATGTGTATTATATGCTAATAAATCTAATACTGTAGATATAACTGAACTTTCGAAGTCATAATCAAAAAATTTATCCTGACCTCGTAAATAATCTTTAAAATTATTTTTAATTGCATCAAAATCTAATTCTGCAATATTAACTGATGAATTGGCACTAGCCATTATTTATCCCCTAAATCCTTTTAATATTATTTATCTTAGTCTAGATAAAATAAAATCTGCTGTAAATGGTTCGACTAAATTTTCTATATAAAATGTGATTGTTACTTGATAAACATTATAATCATACAATGCTTCAACATCAACTGATTGTAGAGTAACTCTTTTGTCGAAATTTCGTATAACATATTCTACTTCTTTTGATAATGCCGAAGTAGTAATTGGAGACATTGGTTCAAATAATAATTTTCTTAAATTTGACCCGTAATCCGGTTTAAATGGTTTTTCATAATAATTTGTTAGCAATAAATTTTTTAATGCTCTAGATACAGCAACTTCCCCTATAGATAACATTAAATCTTTTTTTGCTGGATGCGGTTGGAAAGTTAAATCCAAATCTACATATCCACTGAAATTTTTTATAGTATTAGTTGCCATATTTAGTTTAAGTTTATTGATGAACCTTTAATATTAGTTGCTCCACCACTTGTTTGGTTTATAGTTCCAGCAACAGTTGTTGTCATATTTCCATTAATCGTCATAGTATAATTTCCATCAATAGTAGTATCACAATTTCCAATAATATAAACTTTATTACTCCCCTCAATAGTCACTGAACAATCTCCAGATATTGAAACTTTATCATTATTTAATATAACTGTATATTTATCCTTAACAATCTTCTCGACCTGTGAACCATCTGGATGGGTCTCAGAGAACGTTCCGCTTCTATGATACATATGTATACGTTCAGCTCCAGGCGTATCGTCAAGCTCAAAATAATGTCCTGATTCAGTGCTTACAACTTGATTGTATGGATAAGTTGTTTTATATGGAGAATTAGGTTCTGTCCAAGCAGTTGCACCTTTCGGTCCTTTAGCTGCTTTTACTGAATCATTTTTAGTTTTAATAATAGTATTTTCGATACCTTCATTTCTAGATAATCGACTGGTTGTCGGTTCATGTAATCTATTTGGGTAAGAATTAGCCGAAGGAGCTTCAGTAATTACTGCTCCGCCTGCTTTGCTATAATCAACCGATTTAACTTTTCTAGGAGCAGATTTTAATTGCTCTTCAGTTCGTGGATCGGTATATCCTTTTTCAGCATCAGAAGAATCTTCTGGAATACCATGAAACATACCCATAATAATTGGAAATTGTGTTCCATTACCATCCATAAAGAATCCCATCACAAAATCGCCTTCTTTTAATGTAGT